TTATAAAATGAATTTATTATATTGTTTATGGAGTGTTGATATTCCAATTAAAATTTTATATGAACCTCCATTTATAGGATATAAAAATCCATTAGCAAATTTGTCTATTCGTATAGAGCGCTGGGCTGATTTAACGCGCAAAGACAACTATTCGATCATATTAAACGACCGAATAAATACAAAAAAGAAAAATCCAGCAATGGATGAAAGAGAATTATTATTAAAATTTTATCCATCAGCAAAAAGTTTATTTATGCAATCGCATGAAATGATAATGAAAGGAGGAAGGTGGAGAATATGAAGATTGATGATATTATTCAAACTCGTGAACAACTTAACCGCGAGCTGCGTATGGCACTTTCCACAATGGAGCGTAAAGATACCATAGAAAAAATAAAATTAGCAATGATTGATAATCAAAAGCATTGCCCGCACGCAAGCACAAAATATAATTGGGAAATTACAAATGATACTTGCCCGTATTGCGGTTTTCATTTTAGTACTGGCGGTATTTGGAGGGAGAATATAAATGATAAAAGTTATTAAGATTTATACAACTCCTACTTGTGGGATTTGTAAGATGGCAAAAAAGAAAATGTCTGAAAAAAATATTCCTTTTGAAGAATATAATTTAGAAGATTACGCAGAAGAATTAGATATATATTCTGCTCCAGTGCTTCAAATAGATGAAAATACATTATTAACAAGCCCAATTGAAATAAATAATTGGATTAATAAACAATGAGGTGCCAACTTATGGATATTAAAGTAAGACTAAATAAAAATTTTACTACTGCTTATAATAAAATGAGCGAAAAATATGGCGAAGAAATTGCTTATTTAAATGGTTTTGGAGATAAGCAATTAAGCTATACAGATTTTATAGATAATTTTATTGACAAAGATACTGTCGCTGATGTATCTGTGGATGGTAATTCTAATGTAGGAAATAAAGATATGCGGACTCTAATGAATGAAATGCCAAAACCGCATAGAAAACTTTTAGCTTACAATAAAATTTATTATGAATTAAATAAAGTTTATGGTTTTAAAACCGCTAATGATTGGCTAGAAAAAGAGTGGACTAAAGCTTTATATATGCACGATGCAGATACTTCTACATATGTTCATTATTGTTTTGCTTATGATTTAAAAGATGTCGCGGAAAAAGGCTTATTTTTCTTAAATAATTTTAACGCGGAGCCTCCAAAACATTTAAGCACATTTGTAGATTTTGTTAAAGAGTTTATTAGTTTTGCAGCAAATCGTTCTTCTGGAGCGGTTGGTTTACCAAATTTAATTCCTTATATGTATTATTTTTGGAAGAAAGATTGTGATACAGGATATGCCACCAAATCCCCAGAATACTATAGTAGACAACAAATTCAACGTTTTATTTATGCTGTAAATCAACCTTATGTGCGAGATGGTATGCAGTCTGCTTTTACTAATTGCTCTGTTTTTGATATGCCTTATCTTGAAGCTTTATTTAGCGGGGCAGAATTTCCAGATGGTTCTTTTATGATTGATTCATTAAAAGAAATTCAAGAATTTCAAAAAGTATTTATGGAAGTAGTAGCAGAAATTCGACAGCATAATATGTTTACTTTCCCAGTTCTAACTATTAGTTTATTACGACAAAATGGAGAATTTAAAGATGAAGCATTTGCTCGTTGGGGTATTGAGCATAATAGAATTTGGAGTGATTCTAATATTTTTATTGATGATTCAGTAAATTCATTAAGTAATTGTTGTCGTTTAAAAAGTAATATTGAAGACCTTGGTTATTTTAATTCAATTGGTGGCACCGCACTTAAAGTTGGTTCTGTAAAGGTCTCAACCGTTAATTTGGCTCGCTTAGCATTGGAGCATCCAAATAATGAAGATGAATATTTAAAAGCTCTTGCAGATTTGGTAGAATTAGATTGTAAAGCTTTAGATTGTGTCCGTCATATTATTATGCGAAATGTAGAAAAAGGTCTTTTACCTAATTTTAGTTATGGCATTGTAGATTTTGAACATCTTTATAATACTGTTGGCATTATTGGTATTTATGAAACAATGAAAACTTTTGGTTATACTCGCACAGATGAGTTAGGCAATGTTTACTATACTCAAGAAGCAGATAATTTTGGCAAACGAATTTTTGAAACTCTACATCAAATAAAAGATAACTTTGCCGCAGATAAAGATTATAAAATTAATTGCGAACAAATTCCTGGAGAATCTGCTGCGGCAAAAATGCAACTTGCAGATGAATTCTTTTTCCCAGATACTGTAGTAAAGGATTTACCATTATATGGAAATCAGTTTATTCCTTTAGGTATTAAAACTACTATGGTAGAACGAATTAGAATAGCTTCTTTATTTGATAGTTATTGTAATGGAGGCTCGATTGCTCATTTAAATATTGATGCTCCATTTGATAATTTTGATAAAGCTTGGAACGCAGTTAATTATATTGCTGACCAAGGCTTAACTTACTTTGCTTTTAATACTAAGATTCAAGCTTGTAAGCATAATCACGCTTTTTATGGAACAAAATGCCCTATTTGCGGAGGAGATGTTGCAACTGAATATACTCGTATTGTTGGTTTTTATACTCCAATTAAAACTTGGTCTAAAGAAAGAAAAGCAGAATTTAAATTAAGACAATGGGAGAACATAAATGAAACTTAAAGGAATTATTGATTATGATTGCACGAATTATAAAGAGCCAGTATTAACATTAGAATTTCCTTTTTGTGATTTTAAATGTGATAAATTAAATGGCTGTCAAGTATGCCAAAATAATAAATTAATATTGGAGCCAGATATTGAAGTTTCTTTTTCCGAAATTTGGCGTATATATAATGAAAATCCATTAACAAAAGGTTTTTGTTTTCAAGGTTTAGAACCATTTGATAGTTATCAAATTTTTGATTTAATTGATACATTGCGTTATTTTTGTGATGACCCAATTATCATTTATACTGGTTATACCCGTGAAGAACTTTCTAAACCAATTGAAATATTAAAACAATATCCAAATATTATTATAAAATGGGGCCGTTTTATTATGGGCCAAAATCCTCACTATGATGATATATTAGGAGTTAATTTAGCTTCTGATAATCAATACGCGGAGAAGATAACATGAAAATACATGTAACCCCAAATGAAGAAATTAAAAACACAATACGACAAGGATTAGTAGAAAATCACGGATATTGCCCTTGTATTGTTGATAGTTTCGGTAAAGAAGAATATAAATGTTTATGTGAAGATTTTAGATTAAATGTGCCCGCGGGCCATAGTTGTCATTGCGGCTTATACATAAAAGATGAAGATTGAGCAGGCGTTAGCCTGCTCTTTCTTTTTAGATATTTGACTTTTTCAAAAAACCATGATATAATTAATTGTAAAGTAAAGGAGTGGTTGTGATGTAGATGTTATATGGAATAATAGGAATACTTACGATTATAATAATTGTATTGGGTGTAAAACTAGGGCAAAAGATTTCAATTGATAACAAGCAATTAGAAATTTATAAAAAAGAAATATCAGAAGCAGAAGGACGAGTTGAAAAACTTCGTTTCCAAAAAGATGAATTAACAAAGGATATTAAAACACAAACTGATTTAGTCAGTGAATATAATGATAAACTAATTGAAATTCAAAACAAGTATAAACGAGAATTAAATAAGAAAACAACAGATTTAGATTTATATTTCGAAAACCAAAAACTTACGCGCCAATCAGAAATGGATACTGATTTTGAACGACTATGGCGCGAAAAAGAAGAAAATCTCAAATCTAAATATACGCAGTTTGAGCGTGATGAATTAGAACGAGAACATAAATTTCGTCAAGAAACTCAATCAATAATTGATTCCGCGCGCGAAAGCCAAGAAAATATTTTAGCGGAGACTCGCGCGCAACAAGAGCGTTTTGAAGGATTATTACTTCCTTTAAGACAATATGAAATGGAACAACAGGAGCGCTTATTTTATACAATACAAGTTCCTGATGAATACAAAGATGATATTAATTTTTTAATTACTACAGTTTCACAAAAGGTTCAACACCCCGATATTATAAATAAACTTGTATGGGCTGAATATGTAAAACCTTATATAGATGGAACTTTTAAGCGTGTTGGCATAGAAGATAAACCCGGCATTTATAAAATTACAAATATTGATACTGGTAAATGCTATATTGGTAAAAGTACCAATGTTAAGAAACGAATTGCTGACCACTTTAAGAGTTCAATTGGTATAAAAACAATCGCAGACCAAGCGGTTCATCACGAAATATGGAAAACAGGTTTTTGGAATTGGACAATTGAAATAATTATTTATTGTGAGAAAGAACAACTAAATGAATTAGAAAAATATTATATAGACTTCTTTAAAAGCCAAGAATTTGGATATAATAAAAACGTTGGTGGTGGTGGCTAATGGAAATTATTAAGTATGAAGGTTTTGGGTCTACTGAAAATAAGTATTTTTTTGCGTTAATACAAGACAAAGAAAAGAATACTTATTATATGTTTTTTGCGAATGTGGCTAATATCGCAATTGAATTACAAAATGAAACCAACTCTGTAGATTTTACTGAAAATTTTACTACACGATTTATTACTAATAAAAGTGCTAGCCTTAAATTTGATTTCTTAAGTAAACATAATACACTATTTAAAATGATTCAATTAAAATCTAAAGAAGACTACGATACCATTATCACGGTGGTGAAAGATTTACTATGAATGAAGAAATTTTTGCTACTGGCTTAACCACAGAGCATGATAGCCTAGAGTCAATTGAAGCTGAAACTACAGCAGCTATTGAAAATAAATCACAAGAATTACAATTCCATAATCGCGCGCAAAGCCGTGCATTTGCGAAGAAACTTGGTAAATCTGGACGCGCGAAAATGGGAACTATTTCAGAGACAGCTAAAAAGCTTAATTATATAAATCTAATTGAACAACTACGAGAACTAAATGAAAAAAAGGAGAATGAAAATTATGAAGCAACTAAAGACTGAAACTCTAATTTTTAAGGTGGATAGCGAACAGCTGGCTATGGATACTATTGAACAATATAAGGATAATCAAACAGCTGAGGCATACACTCTCACTAAGTATAACACAACTTATAAGAGCAAGAAAGATCGCAAGACTGGTGAGATTGTAGATGAATATTGGCTTGTCTCAGTAACTAAAGAATATGAGGTGTTTTAATTATGGAAACTCGTAATATAAATTTAGCTGAACTTTTTGAAACCACTCCCGCACTCGCTCCGCTTATGGACACAGTACAGGAAATTATGGAATTTCCTGAAGATAAGTTAGTTGGAATAACTGCAGATGTCATTAGCGGTATGGTAAAAGGAGCATTTACAGATAAGGTAAAAGAAGATTCTATCATTGAAGTAATTACCGGTTTTGATGCTAATGGACTAAATCGTGTAAATGCGATTGAAGCAGTAGACGAAGCTAAGCGCGCGATGGGTGAATACATTGATGCTCTTAAACCTTCCCCCTCTAAGCGTCAGATTCTAGAGTCTATTTTCCAGATTTTTTACGATATTTTTGATGAGGCGATTGACCGTTATCATAACTATAATATTGTATTACCAATCGTATTGGATGAAGGTGCTACTGTTCCAACTTATGCACATGATACAGATGCTTGTGCCGATCTTTACGCGGCAGATGATGTGACTCTTTCTGCGCATACCTTCAGTAATATGGTAAGAACTGGTGTTCATATTGCGCTGCCAGAGGGCTGGATGGCTATGATTTTCCCGCGTTCTAGTATTGGCGCCAAGACACAGAATCGTCTATCTAATAGCGTTGGCATCATTGATAGTGAATATCGCGGGCAGCTTGGTGTCTTATATGACAATCTTTCTGATTCTGATTATGAAATTAAAGCAGGAGACCGTGTAGCACAAATGCTAGTAATGCCTTCTTATAAATTTAAGGCAAATGTAGTTGATATTCTACCTACTAGCGACCGCGGAGAGGGCGGATTTGGTAGCACGGGCAAGTAAATAATGTTTAAACCTATTGTTTTACCAAATATAGTTCTTAATAGATACTACATTAACGAAGAAGGAAAAATATATTCTAAATTTAAACAAGACTACTTGACTCCTTATGATAATGGACGAGGATATTTATGCGTTTATATGGGTAGAGGAAATAGGTACCAAATTTCACATCTTGTAGCTTATAATTTTATTGGTCCTCCTCCTTCTCATATTAAAGATCCCACTATTAATCATAAAGATGGTAATACTTATAATAATTATTATACAAATTTAGAGTGGATGGAAAGAAGTGATAATTCTAAATTAAAGCCAAGACAAGTAAAAGGAACTAAATTGCACACAGCAACAGCAACAGAAGAGCAAGTTCTATTGGCTTGGAAATTATTAAACACAACTGATTTAACACTTACCCAAATAGCTGAAATAACAAATATTAATAGTGAAAACATTATATATAATATTAAAACCGGTAGATGTTGGAAATGGCTTACTTCTCTTCATCCATATAGTGAAGGTGAAGAGAATGGCAATTAATATTTATTCAGTAAGAAATCATTTGGAAGAAGAAGGCTGGAAACTGATTAGTGTTTCTTATAAGAATTTAACTACAGAATTAGAAATGAGGTGTCCACAAGGTCACACACAATTCATTAGCTATGGACAATGGAGAAAACATCCGATCTGTGAGCAATGCCTCGCGGGTGACCCCTATAAAGTTAAAAAAAATAAGGTGCCAACCAAAACGGTTGACACACAAAGAATCTTGGCGCTTGACGCCGCGACTAAAATTACTGGCTATTCTATCTATGATGATGGTGTGCTAGTTAGTTATGGAACCTATCATGCTGATGAAACAAAAGAAGCGACCGAACGTATTAATGAAATAAAACATTGGCTAACAGCTGCGCTTGACGAATGGGAACCCGACTTCGTGGGAATTGAAAATATTCAATTACAATCATTTGGAAGTAACGGAAAATATCAGGTTGAAATGTATCGTATTTTAGCTAATTTACAAGGCGTATTAGTTGATACTTTATTTGAAAAATGTATAGACCATGCTCTGTGTTATTCAAGTGAATGGCGTAAATATTGCGGCGTAAGCGATGGAAAAGGGCGCGAAAATAAAAAGCGCCAAGCTCAAGAAAAAGTTGAATCATGGTATAAACAAAAATGTACGCAAGATGAAGCAGATGCTATCTGTATTGGAAAATATTTTTGTAATATATTAAAAAATAAAAATTCTACTTGGGGTGAAGATATATGATTGAAACCTCAATTAAAGATATTATTGGCGGAAAAGAAGTATTTAAAAAACTAGCGGAAATGCCTTTGAATATAAAAGCCGCTTATAATATTGCTCGCATTATACGAGAAATTGAAAAAGAAAATAAAACGTTTGAAGATACACGACAAAAATTACTTTTTAAATATGGCGAAAAAGATTCATCAGGTCAATTAATTATAAATCAAAATAATCAAATTACAATTATTCCAGAACAAATAAATAATTACAATAAAGAAATTCAAGAGTTATTAAATGAAAAAATAAAACTGAATGTAGAGCCTATTAGCTTAAATGATTTAGGAGAAATACAAATCACTCCTGCGGAAATATATCAAATAAATATGTTTATAAAAGAATAAAGCCCCTCTTACGAGGGGCTTTTTATTTTTATGGATTTTCAGAATCGGTAGAGGTTCCTTCAGAAGGCGTGTTATTTTCAGTTCCTTCAGAAGATGAATCTGTTTCAGTTTCTTCTACAATTTTATAGTAAGTATTATATTCTTCCTCATCACAGCATTTATAGAAATATACAACTATATATGGAGGCATGTTTTCATGAGATTGTCCTCCGCCAGTTTTAGTTGTAATTTTATTAGATCGTTTCCGACCTTTTGTTAAAATATAAGCAGATTCTTGTCCAGAACCGTTGCTAAAATTTTTTAGCTGGTGAGAATGCGGAGGTATTTCTTTTTCTGTTAATTTGTGTTTGTATTCTCCACCAATATCACCCAATTTAAACGACATTGTATTTGTGCCATCGCTTACATCATTACCCGCTCCAACCAGCATCCGTCCTTGCCCGAATGGAACCCAATATGGACCAGTATTTTCATTACTTAATGTATTACCTTTTTCTTCGCCTTCTTTTTCTCGGCTTATTATTGTAATTAGAATATCTCCCTTTACATATCTACTATAATACTCGTTTGTAGCCTCCTGAATATTATGTATTAATGTTCCATAACTTTCATTCATGCACTTATCTATATATCTCTTTAAACTATTTACGGATGTGGCTAAAGAATCGCCACCCTCTATTCCTACAATATCATCGCCTGCGTTTTCAAGAGTCGCAGTATCTGGCCATGTAGTATTTATACGGTCTGTTATAGTATTATTTATTAGTGATAGAAGTCCTGTTTCTTCTGGGTTTATAGTTATGGGTTCTGGTGAATTATATCCTATATCATCTTTTGTTTTTGGATCGTAATCAAGACCATACACTTCGCTTTCTTTTACTTTGCTTATATAGTTTTCTAATCCTCGCACAACCCCAACTAAGGAATTTACAGTATTTAATAAAGCTTCTACTTTTGTTTCAATTAAATTCACTTTATCTTCGGTGATTATATCACCAGTATTCCAATTTGTTTTTGCCAAAATAATCACCTTCTTTTAAGCTATTCTTTTCCACATGTAGCAAGTAATGTAGGGCTGTAAGTTATTGTGGGCTTGTGTTGTGCCAGCAGAAGTTGTAGTTGAACTGCTACCACCACTATAACCTGTCAGAGCATTCGTCCAACTTCGTTTGTTGTTAGAACCACCAGCACTATTATAAGCAAAGTTTGCAGCCCCTGTTTCGGTAGGGTCGGCAGAATTGTAACGTGCTATCTGGTGTCGATGTGAAGGCATTTGTGCGGAAGTAAGCGTTACGGTTGCAGCACCGCCAATTTTTTCAATTTCATTGAAGTTTTTATCAGAAGTATCCACACCAACAGGTACCCTTCCAGAGCCCCATTCTTCCCATACTCCTCCAAAATATTGAGAAGGATTTTCTGGAGATACTGATAAATAAATTGAACCAACTGGATAAATCTCTACAGGTCCATAAAAATATGTAGTATATTCTTTAGCAACTTCAAATTTTTTATTATTTATTGTGCCTGTAGTTTCCATTCCTATACCTACACCAACTTTTTCAACATTAAAAGCGCTAATATTATTAAAATTTAATTTAGCCCTATCATATGGGAAAAGGCTATCATAATCTTCTATTGTACTATTATATCCATCATCTTCTAAAGTAGTACAAACTATTTTACCAAATTCACGGTTATATCTTGGCACGTCCTCTGGAACCATATCTAAAACTTTTAACAAATTATAATATTGATATAACGTTTTGTCATAAAAAGTTATATAATATTCATAATTAAAAAGAAAAGAATCAGAATCTAGAGGTTCATCTATATCGAATCCAGTTGTTTTTTCACCACTATA